GTCATTGACATTAACGTTGATGAAGACCAAATCCAAGACAGAATTGATGATGCACTACAGTATTGGCAAGACTACCATTTTGATGGTCTACAAAAAGTATACTGGATTCATAAGTTAACTGACCAAGATGTGGCTAACAAATACATTGATGCATCACAAGCATTAGACAGAAGCAATTCACATATTGAAATTGCAGGTATTACACGCATATTTCCGTTAACAGATTCACAAGCAAGTATCAACATGTTTGACTTGCGTTACCAACTACGTCTAAACGAACTGTATGATTTTACATCCGCCTCATACATCAACTACACATTAACTCAACAACATTTGCGTTCTTTGGAACTTATGTTTACTGGTGAAGTGCCAATTAGATTCCAAAGACATGTTCAAAGGTTGTACATTGATTGGGCATGGGGCAACTATGAAGCACCAGTCGGTCAAGTTGTTGTGGCAGAAGCTTATGCTGTGATTAATCCAGACATATACACATTAGTTTGGAATGACCGATGGTTAAAAGAATATGCAACCGCACTCATTAAGAGAACGTGGGGCAACAACATGAAGAAGTTTGATAACATTCAATTGCCTGGTGGCGTTACTTTGAATGGTACAAAAATCTATGAAGAAGCTGCAGCTGAAATTGAACGTCTTGAAAAAGAGATGGAAAGCAATTACGGTGCACCATTAGAGTGGTTCATGAACTAATATGGCAACAAATCCTTATTACAATAGTTACAACGCCAAGTATACCGACCAAAGGCTAATTGAAGACTTGCTCGTTGAGTCCATCAAAATGATGGGGTTCGATGCTTTCTATTTGCCTAACAACAATGACGAAGCACGTGACTTATTGTATGGTGAAGATCCAGTTAAGAAATTCGGTACAGCATTTCCTATTGAAATGTATTTGTCTGATGCATTATCATATAACGGAGAAAAAGAATTCTTTTCCAAGTTTGGACTTGAAATTAGAAATCAAGTATCAGTAATATTATCTAAGCGTTCATTCTCACAAAGAATTCCACAAAACTCATTTACTAGACCACGTGAAGGTGATTTGATTTATATTCCATTTGCAAACGGTACTGGTGAATTGTATGAGATTAAGTTCACCAATCAAAACAAAGACATGATGATGTTGGGTCGCCGTGTACCATATTTCTATGAATTAGAACTAGAGAAATTCAAGTATTCACAAGAAGAAATTACTACTGGTATACCAGATATTGATGAAGCGGCTACAAACTCAGCTTACAACATTACGTTGAACCTTGGCAATGGTACAGGCGACTTTACTTTAGGTGAAATTGTGTTTCAATCAAATGACAATACATTAGCTAACTCTTACACATCAGCTATCGTACAGTCTTGGAATCATGTAAATAAAGAACTGATTGTATCCAATATTCAAGGTGAATTCAGAGATGGTATTACAGTAAGAGGAAATCAAAGTAATACCACAAGAACTCTTGGTAACTATAATACACTTACACCAACAGTTAAAAATGAACAGTATGATAATTCATACATAAACACTCAAGCAAACAATATTATCAGCACAGCGGAGATTAATCCGTTTGGTACAATCTAATGGCAAATACATTTTATAATAGAAGCATTCGAAAATTAACAGTTGCTTTTGGCAACCTTTTCGATAACATTACTTTAGTACGATACAATCCAGATTTAACAGAATCGGAAAGATTTGTTGTTCCTATTACATATGCAAACAAAGAGTTATATGTACAAAGACTTGAAGCTGATTATGATTTAGATAAAAAAGTACAAATTACTTTGCCAAGATTTTCATATGAAATGACGGGGTTTACATATGATGCAACACGTAAACAAAATACCAATATAAGAAATTTTTCTCAAACAACAACAGGTGCAGTTGGTCAATATAATCCTGTACCATATAATTTTGATTTTAATTTATATTTGTATGTACGTAATATTGAAGATGCTTCTCAAGTTATAGAACATATATTATCATATTTTACACCAGACTATACTGTAAAAATTAATATGATACCTGAAATGGGTATTGTAAAAGAAGTTCCTGTTGTATTGAATTCTACCAGCCAAGATATAAAATATGAAGGCAATCGAGAATCAGATACCAGAATGATTATATGGACTCTGAATTTTACAGTAAAAGGATTTATTTTTGGTCCAGTATCTACAACGAATTTGATTACACATTCAATCACTAACGTATATAATAATATTACAGATACCGACCAAGTTTTATTTACAATGAATTCTGCTGGCAATGGAACATATTTGAGAGATGAGGTGGTGTATCAAGGTTATTCTTTAGCTACAGCCACGGCAACCGCAAAAGTGGTTGTTTGGAAATATAACAATTTGACTTTAACAAATATTAAAGGTCACTTTGTATCTACGATGCCTATTGTTGGTTCACAAACCAATTCAAACTACTCGTTCACATCTTACAATATGATAACGACAAAATATGCAAAAATTGATATTATACCAGACAGTCCAACAATGAATGCCACAAATTGGACGGCCAATACTGTTATTACAGAATATTAAAAAAAGTAACTTAATATGAACGAATTGAATAAAAACTTATCTGATATCTTCAATGTTATGCCGATTGAAGAAAAGAAACCAAAAACTGAAGTTGTAACTACCCATTACAACGAACCAAACATGGATGAAGACCTGACTGATGCATATCAACAGTCAAAAGAAAACCTGCAAGGTATCATTGATTCAGGTAAAGATGCCATGGAAGAAATTCTACAGATTGCCAAAGCAGGACAACACCCAAGAGCATTTGAAGTTTATGGTGGTATACTCAAAAATATGGTAGATGCCAATAAAGAACTCTTGGCCATACAGAAACAAATTCGAAGTATGGATGATTCCAAAAAGGAAAGTAAATCACAAACGAATATTGATAAAGCAATATTTGTTGGTTCTACTACTGAGTTGCAGAAATTATTAAAGAATAAAGAATAATGGCAGCACTTAAAGAATCGTACCGTGACAATCCCAAATTAAAACGTGTTGGTATTGAATACAACTTCACCAAAGACCAAGTTGAAGAATACCTAAAGTGTGCGGCCGATCCGATATACTTTGCAAAATACATTAGTATTATATCACTCGACCGTGGTCTTGTTCCTTTTGAGATGTATGATTTTCAAAAAGATATGATGAGAACCTTTAATGATAATCGTTTCGTTATCGTTAAGTGTCCTCGACAGGTTGGTAAAACCACAACTGCGGTTGCATATCTTCTTTGGACTGTATTGTTTAAAGATTCTCAGAACATCGCCGTGTTGGCCAACAAAGGACAAACAGCACGTGACATTCTAGGTAAGTTACAGTTGGCATATGAAAACCTGCCAATGTGGTTGCAACAAGGTGTAGTAGAGTGGAACAAAGGTCGTATTGAACTAGAGAATTCTTCTGTCATTGTTGCAAACTCCACATCATCTTCAGCTGCACGTTCAGGCGCATACAACATTGTTTTCTTAGACGAATTTGCTTTCGTTCCAGGAAATGTTGCATATGACTTCATTACCTCAGTTTATCCCGTTATTACATCTGGTACTAAAACAAAGATTTTAATGGTGTCTACACCAAATGGTATGAATCTGTTCTACAAGATGTGGATGGATGCCGTTGAGAAACGTAGTAATTATACACCGTTTGAAATTCATTGGTCTATGGTTCCAGGTCGAGATGATGCCTGGAAAGAAGAAACAATTCGTAACACTTCTGAACGTCAGTTCCAACAAGAGTTTGAAACTGAGTTTTTAGGTTCATCAAATACTTTAATTTCTGCCAAAAAGTTACAAGAAATTACTTATATCAATCCTATTACAGAACATGATATGTTGAGGATATATGAGGCACCAATTAAATCAGATGAAGTTAATAAGAAAGACCACTTGTATGCAATGTGTGTTGACGTTTCTGAAGGTAAAGGATTAGATTGTTCTTCGTTTACAATCATAGACATATCTAAAACACCTTACAAACAGGTTGCGGCATACAAGTCTTCAACCATTTCGCCAATATTATTTCCAACAATCATCTATAACGCAGCTAGATTATATAATGATGCATATGTATTGGTAGAAATTAACAATACACCGCAAGTAGCAGAAACATTACATTCTGACCTAGAATACGAAAATTTGTGGAAAGTATTTACGGGTAATAAGAAACCACAACAGTTATCAGCTGGTTTTGCCAGAGGTATACAAATGGGACTGAAAATGTCTCCGCAGGTCAAGCGCATTGGTTGTTCGAATCTTAAAGCTTTGATTGAGGGTGACAAACTTATAATTAACGATTTTGATACATATTCAGAGTTAACTACTTTTGTTGCAAAGAAAAACTCTTTTGCCGCAGAAGACGATGCTAATGATGATTTGGTCATGTCTTTGGTATTATTTGGATGGGTAACCACCCAAAAATATTTTAGAGAAATTGTTAATCATGACCTGAGAAAACAAATTCAGGCTGAAAATATGAATCAATTTGATGAAGAAATGGTACCGGCACCAATCATGGATGACACAATGACCTCTTATTCAGATTTAGAACTGATTGATGGTGATTTGTGGGAGTCCGGTGGCGGAACCTCCACATATTCTTCATACATAAGAAATTTTAAAAATAATTTGTAAATTTGTCGTTACATAAATATTATCATGGTATTTTAAACGACCACACATATAATAATTCAAGGAGAATAAAATGGCGTTTCAACTCTCTCCAGGCGTAAGTATTTCGGAAGTTGACTTAACAACAATCGTTCCTTCCGTATCTACTACCGCTGGTGCTTATGCTGGATACTTTCGTTGGGGTCCAGTCAACAAAATTACTTTAGTTTCTGACGAAATTATCTTAACTCAACGATTTGGTGAGCCTGATTCGAACTCAGCCGTTTCGTTTTTCACAGCGGCAAATTTCTTGTCTTATGGTAATAACTTAAACATTGTTCGTACTGCTGGTCAGTTTGCAAATAATGCTTCAGTTGCCACAAGTATTAACTTACAAATCAAGAATACTGATACATTCCAGTACACTTTCTTGAATCAAAACAATAATAACATTTATGGTCCAGTTATCGCAAGATATCCTGGTGCTATGGGTAACTCATTGTTAGTTTCTATTGCTGATGCGAACAACTATGGTTCTTGGGCTTACTCAGGTTA